ATAAGTTTTATAAATTTTATCATCAATCATAAATTCTAAAAATATTTTACTAATCATAAGTTTTATAAATTTTATCATCAATCATAAGTTTTATAAAATCAATAGTTTTATTAAATATCATAAATTCTAAAAATATTTTACTAATCATAAGTTTTATAAATTTTATCACCAATCATAAGTTTTATTAAATATCATAAATTCTAAAAATATTTTACTAATCATAAGTTTTATAAATTTTATCATCAATCATAAATTTTATCATCAATCATAAGTTTTATAAAATTTATCACCAATCATAAGTTTTATAAATTTTATCACCAATCATAAGTTTTATTAAATATCATAAATTCTAAAAATATTTTACTAATCATAAGTTTTATAAATTTTATCACCAATCATAAGTTTTATTAAATATAATAAATTCTAAAAATATTTTACTAATCATAAGTTTTATAAATTTTATCACCAATCATAAGTTTTATTAAATATCATAAATTCTAAAAATATTTTACTAATCATAAGTTTTATAAATTTTATCATCAATCACAAGTTTTATAAAATTAATAGTTTTATCATCAATCATAAATTCTAAAAATATTTTACTAATCATAAGTTTTATAAATTTTATCACTCATCATAAATTCTACTAATCACAAATTCCACAACCAATCCAAACTTTCATAAAAATCAATAGTTTTATGAAAATAAATTTAAAATTAATCATGTGAAGAATTCATACACACAGTTGGAACATAGTTATCTAAAAAAATATAAATTATTGATGCGATCATAATTATTTTGATCATAGAAATGTCACATATATTTTCATCTATAATTAAAAATGATATTCTAATTGATGAAATAAATAATATGAATTTTAGTAATTTTTTTAGTATATTTTCGTATTTTTCCATTTATATAATAATAAATAATAAAATTATTAAAAAGATGAATAAAATGTCCAATTTAAATCCCTGCATATTTTATTCCATGTTGCATCTTGTTCTCTTAATTTTTCTTTACTTTTTAATAAAGGAAAGAAAATAGCATTTTCTGGCATTTGTAATATTCTGAATATTTTATTTAGAACATAAGCATAACTCAAAAAATTTGATCTGTATTTTGGACAATATTTTTTGAATGGTACTTGCATTGCTAAAAACATATTAATTATTTTTTCTTCAATTTCGTTTGATAGTGAAATTGGTTTTGTGTCTGTTACTTTACAATATATTTGCTGTAAATGTTCATACCAACTTGTCCATTTGTATTTTTTTAATATTTTTCTAATATTTTGAGGTGTACATTTTCTGTAATCTAAATTCATTTTTCTTAATTCTGATCTTATTGTCACACATATATTATCTGGTACATCTGCACTTTCTTTTGATTGAAATTGATTTAATTTTTCTTTCAAATGATTAATTTTTTTATATGGATATTTTTGTTTTTCACTTGTTGATTCTTTATAATTTGTCATTTCATTTTCCATAGTTACATGTTGTGTATGTCCACATTCTCTACATACATATACTCCTTCTGATTGATATAATATTTTTTCAACATCCAAATTTTTTAAATTTTTACAATCAATACAATATATTGATTTTGATATTTTAATTTTACTACATGCATATTCTTTGTCTGTGACCATCAAATATTTATGTAAAATTGTTGCCTTATTCATAATTATATCCTGATTATCAAAATTTTTATTAGTATCATCATCTTGTTTTTTATCTTCCGTCACATTCTCAGCAACTGGAAGAAAATAAAATATAGATTTACTTGTTGATACCGAATTAACAATTCTTCTCTTTTTTACTGGCTTTTTAAATTTTCTACCCATCTTACTTATTTCATTCAATTTATATAATCTATCAATGTTATTTTTTGATTTTTTTTTAATTTTATCAATATCAATATCATCATCATTATCATCAATATTATTATCTGTTTCATTTGTCATTTCATTTGTTTCATTATTGATTTTATCTTCTATTTTATCTTCTATTTTGTCATCTGTTTTGTCATCTATTTTATCATCTGTTTTATTATCTAATTTTTGTTTTTTAGAATTAATAAATGGTTTTTCACGATCATCGTCATCATTATAATAAACATTTGATGATATTTGATAATAATTTATAAGATAATCTGATGTTTTACTTGTGTATTCTAATAATTCAAAATTATCTTCAGTTTTAAATATATCATATTCTAAACATTGTATTTTTGACAATAACCTTGATCTTTCTTGGAGACTCAATGTTTTATGTGTATCTAATTTTTTTTTAATATCCAAAATTTGTTTTTTTTTAATAGGAATCATTATTTTATTTGCATTAAAAATATCTATCGTATTGTTATGTCTTTCTTGTACTGTTGTTGAATCTGTTCGGTATTTTAATTTATTTGGCTTCTGTTTGAAAGACGACATTAAATTTTGATGACTATATCAGTAAAATCATGTCAAATTTTTTAAGTAAATAAAAAATAACAAAATTATTAAATTATTAAATTATTAAACAATAATAAAATTATTGAGTAATAACAAAATAATAAAATTATTGAGTAATAACAAAATAATAAAATTATTGAGTAATAACAAAATAATAAAATTATTGAGTAATAACAAAATTATTAAATTATTGAGTAATAACAAAATAATTAAATTATTAAATTATTAAACAATAATAAAATTATTGAGTAATAACCAACAAATAATAATAATATTTTGATATTTGTAATAATAAAAAGTATATTGTGTGTGTAATTATTGTGTTTTTTTTGATTTTTAAACTGGTAATACTCGTCAGTACTATAAAAAACACAATATTTATGAAAATATAAAATTTTTCTTTACATTTAATATATAATAATATGGGAGGAGGATTAATGCAATTAGTCGCTTATGGCGCTCAAGATGTTTATTTAACTGGAAATCCACAAATTACTTTATTTAAGGTAGTGTATCGTAGACATACCAATTTTTCATCCGAAAGTGTTGAAATTCCAATTGAAACTGCTAAACCTGGAGGAAAAGTGAATGTTCAAATCCAAAGATCTGCTGATCTTATGACAAAAACATATCATCGTACATCAACTCCTGATTTACAACCATCAACCAACGGATTTAACGGAAAGGTTGCATGGGTTAGAAGACTTGGACATGCTCTAATCAAATCCGCTGAAGTGTTGATTGGAGGATCTCCAATTGATAAGCATTATGGCGTTTGGTTGGATATTTGGTATGAATTGACTCACAGTGTTGGATTAGAACGAGGATACAATGCCTTAATTGGTGATGTTCCATCTCTAACAACACTTGCTGATTCAATCAACGGTGGTGTTGATGTTTATACTCCATTACAATTTTGGTTTTGCCGAAACTATGGTTTGGCTCTTCCATTGATTGCTTTACAATATCACGATGTTAGAATTGCTATTGAATATGAAAATATTATGAATTTGGTTGTTTTCACTGCTGGAAGTGGAAATGTCAAAGTTCCAAAGTTTGGAAATATTGTTTTTGGAAGTTCTGGTATCTTGATTGATTATATCTATTTGGATTCTGAAGAAAGACGAAGATTTGCTCAAGTTGGACACGAATATTTGATTGAACAATTACAAAGTAATGATACCAATTTACAAAATAGTTCTGAAACTCAACAAATTATCCTAAATTTCAACCATCCATGTAAAGAACTAATTTGGGCACATAGATTAGGATGTTTCAATGGATCTAACGGAAACACATTTTTGGCATATTCTAACACTGATAATTGGGAAGATGCCCTCCAATCCGCTGCCGAATTACTTGCAAGAGGTATGATTGTTCTTGAAAGTGATAATGTTCCTACCAATGCTGATACTACTCCTGTTTCTTCTGCTTCAGGTGATGTTATTTTTAGTTCAACTAGCACTGTTGAAGGTTGTGTATTGAGATTTGTTGTTGTTGATGCTCCAAGTACTGGTGGTCCTTCAGTCACTATCATTACTAATGCATTAATGTGTGGTAATGTCAATCTATGCTCTTATTTGGGCACAGTATCATACGATTTACATTATGATGGTACCGCTGTTGCATCAGTTGAAGTCAGTGTCAGTGGACATAGTTTGAATCTATATGATTTATCTATTCCAATTGAAGCCATGACTGATAACCGTGTTGAGGCTGGTAAAGTTAATGATGTTGCTATTGTTCAATTGAACAACTATGGTCTAAGATTAGATGGTTTGGGAAATATGGTTACAAGTGGAAATATCACACTAAATGGACATGATCGATTTGATGTTCAAACTGGTTCATATTTCAATTATCTTCAACCAAATGATCATCACTCAAGAACCCCTGCTGATGGTATCAACACATATTCATTTGCTCTACATCCCGAACAACACCAACCTACCGGAACATGCAACATGTCAAGAATTGATTCTGCAAGACTTTCTTATAAAGTTCGTGATGTATTTGCACCAATGAGATCCGCATCTGGATTTGATATTTTCATTGGAACCAATGTTTATATTTATGTTCAAAATTACAACATTTTGAGAATGATGGCTGGTATGGCAGGTGTTGCTTATTCTAATTAAGTAATTAGTTATTTTTTAATTTAATATAATAAATATTTTATGTATTTATTATTTGGTTTTTATTTGTGAAAGTGAAATAATTTATGATGATAAGATTTTTAATTTTTATGAAAGTTATGATTAGTAAAATAATTTATGATGATAAGATTTTTAATTTTTATGAAAGTTATGATTAGTAAAATAATTTATGATGATAAGATTTTTAATTTTTATGAAAGTTATGATAAGTAAAATAATTTATGATGATAAGATTTTTAATTTTTATGAAAGTTATGATTAGTAAAATAAATTATAATAATAAGATATTTAATAAAACTATTGATTTTATGAAAGTTTTGATGAGTGATAAAATTTTATGATGATAAGATATTTAATAAAACTATTGATTTTATGAAAGTTTTGATAAGTAAAATAATTTATAATAATAAGATTTTTGATAAAACTATTGATTTTATGAAAGTTTTGATAAGTAAAATAATTTATGATAATAATATATTTGATTAAAACTATTGATTTTATGAAAGTTATGATAAGTAAAATAATTTATGATAATAAGATTTTTAATTTTTATGAAAGTTATGATTAGTAAAATAAATTATAATAATAAGATATTTAATAAAACTATTGATTTTATGAAAGTTTTGATAAGTAAAATAAATTATAATAATAAGATATTTAATAAAACTATTGATTTTATGAAAGTTATGATTAGTAAAATAAATTATAATAATAAGATATTTAATAAAACTATTGATTTTATGAAAGTTATGATTAGTAAAATAATTTATGATGATAAGATTTTTAATTTTTATGAAAGTTATGATTAGTAAAATAAATTATAATAATAAGATATTTAATAAAACTATTGATTTTATGAAAGTTATGATTAGTAAAATAATTTATGATGATAATATATTTGATAAAACTATTGATTTTATGAAAGTTTTGATAAGTAAAATAATTTATGATGATAAGATTTTTAATTTTTATGAAAGTTATGATATGTAAAATAATTTATGATAATAATATATTTGATAAAACTATTGATTTTATGAAAGTTATGATAAGTGAAATAATTTATGATGATAAGATTTTTAATTTTTATAAAAGTTATGATTAGTAAAATAATTTATGATAATAATATATTTGATAAAACTATTGATTTTATAAAAGTTATGATTAGTAAAATAATTTATGATAATAAGATATTTTAATAAAACTATTACTTTTATGAAAGTTTTGATTAGTAAATATTTTTTGGATGATAATATATTTTATAAAACTATTGATTTTATAAAAGTTATGATTAGTAAAATAATTTATGATAATAAGATATTTTAATAAAACTATTACTTTTATGAAAGTTTTGATTAGTAAATATTTTTTGGATGATAATATATTTTATAAAACTATTGATTTTATAATAGTTTTGATAAAACCATTAATTCAATAAAACTATTAACAAATAAAATAATCCAAATGATAAAAAATTGATTTCTAAATATACAAATATCACGATATACATTTTATAAAAATAAGTGAAATTATTATGGAAAAATACAATATAATATCATTATTTAATAATAACATTAGGGGTATTGACATTTGTTTTACACCTCAAAATATAAAACATTGTGGTAAAGAAGGATATTGGTTAGAAACAAAAATGGGTATAAAACATAATTCAAAAAATGAACCAGATATTAGTGGTTATGAAATGAAAAAGTCATCAGATAAAACTACACTTGGGGATTTTAGTGCAAGTGAATATATCTTTTCAAAAAAAAATAAAAGACATGATATAAATTTTTATAATAATTGGACAGATGATATACAATTAACTAAAAGTGATTTTATTAAAACTTTTGGAAATTCTAATCCAAAAAAAAATAATAGGTATTCATGGTCAGGAAGTTGTGTTCCAACATATAATGATTGGAATTTTAATGGACAATCATTAACAATAAATGAAAATAATAATATAATTATTTATTATTCATTCATAAAAGATAAAAGAACTGTAAAATTTAATTTTCCTGTGTTCTTACAAACTGATAAAATTATGATAGCTTTATGGAAAGCAGAAAAAATGAAAGAACTTGTCAATAATAAATTTAATAAAAATGGATTTTTTATTTGTAAAAAAATAAACAACAAATATGAAAAAATATATTTTGGAAAATCATTTGATTTTGAATATTTTATTGAATGTATTAAAAATAAAAAAATTATATTTGATAGTGGAATGTATGATGGCAATAATCGCAATTATTCACATTTTAGAGGATCTCATTTTTGGGATGAATTGATTATTGAAGAATATTGAGTATGTTTGTATTTTTTAATAAAACTTTTTATTTTATTAAGATTTATTATTTTATGAAAAGTTATTATTTTATGAAAAGTTATGATTAGTGATATATTTATGAAAGTTATGATTAGTGATAAAAATTACAAAACTTATGATTTTTTACAAAACTTATGATTAGTAAAATATTTATGAAATTTATGATTTTTTATAAAACTTATGATTAGTAAAATATTTATGAAAAGTTATAAAAGATATGAAAATTTACAAAAGTTATGATTTATAAAAGTTATGAAAATTTATAAAACTTATGATTTGTAAAATATTTATGATAAGTTATGATTTGTAAAATATTTATGATAAGTTATGATTTATAAAATATTTATGATAAGTTATGATTTGTAAAATATTTATGATAAGTTATGATTTGTAAAATATTTATGATAAGTTATGATTTGTAAAATATTTATGATAAGTTATGATTTATAAAATATTTATGATAAGTTATGAAAATTTATAAAACTTATGATTAGTAAAATATTTATGATAAGTTATGATTTATAAAATATTTATGATAAGTTATGATTTGTAAAATATTTATGATAAGTTATGATTT